TATTAGAGGGAGCTTCGTCCATATTAAACTTAGTTAGCCCGTGCAAAGCGCCTTTTGACCCCTTACCATCTGTTGTTCCTGATATATCATATGAGTCACAACCAAATGCACCAATATGTTCATTAGCAGGGTATAGTACCCCTCTTTTCTCTATTACGCGGTTTTGAAGATTTGTAGGTGGAATCCAGCTAACTTTAAACCTACCATTTTGGTTTGGGCTAAATATTACTTTGCTATCTTTAATCCCATCGGCCCAGCTAAAGCTTCCTTGTGTTACACCTGCTGACGAATATATATCGTCATTATAATCTATTTGCTCATATATTTTTGCAAGATTAAATATGCTATTTTGTGTTTCGTCTCTAAAAGCGTGTTCTTCTGTACGCGGAAACTGCCTATACATCTCGTTTAAGGCATCCTGGTCTCCTTTTAAGCCATCAACTTCATTGTTCCAATGATCTATAACTCCGACCTCAATAAAGTCTCCATACGGGTCTTCAATCGGTTTTTGCGGCGTATCAAAGACAGGGTTTCCAAAAGAATCAATGAATCCTTCGTAGTTCCATTCCATAGGTATGAACAAAGAATATAATCCTGAGCGAGTCTGTCCATTGGCGTTTCGCTTTGTAACGTCCGAATCATAATACAGTTTTTTAAAGTTTTCGCCGCCTTTGTCTAAAGCATTGCTTGTAGACCCCATCATACATTTACCGATAATCCTGCTGCCTAACCTTAGCGTTGTCTTCGTGACTCGCCAGTTGTTGAGGATGTTGTCCGGCCGTTCCCATTTACCCGATTCGTCGTGTACGAGGAGTTTGAGTTTCTCACCGTCATAGGAGTTGTCACCCGTGTTTTTCCAGTCGATTGTTGTATCAAGCCCTTGTAACTCTTCCCGCGTCTGCCCTGATTGTATAGATTTACGCGTGAGCTTTGAGGCGGGTACTCTATATGCGAGCTCGGTTTTGGGACGATCCATACCGTCTTGTATCGGTTTAAAAAAGAACGGGTAGTTAACGGATATTGGAACAACTTTATCTGTGAACATTTTCTTAGCGTCAGCTCCAGATTTGGACAATATGCCAAACCGTGAATCGGACGATATTGTTGCCATGTTAACAGCTTCTGATGATGCCATGAATGAAAAGCCAGAGCGTCTGTTTTTGAGATAGCACATTCCATAACACCGTGAATCGGCTTTGCATGCTTCCCAAAATATAAAGAATAATCTGTTTGCTTCTCTAAATTCAGGGGCCCCAACGTCAATCTTACTCCACTGCAAGTACATGTAATGAGTGCCAGTAATATAAGTAGGCTTGCCCTTGTTATAGAACCAATGACCTTCATCACGTCTTTTAAACTCTTCATCTATATATGGTTCCCATTGATCTTTAAATTCTTCTGGATAGCTTTTCCAATCAAAGATTGTTTTTATTCTATTTAACTCTTTAGGGTATTCACGTTTAACCCATTTGTTTTCTCCTTTGGTAATTTTAGTTGGTACAGGAGGCAGCGCAATCTTTAAATTTTGTATGCTATACACATCACCAATCTGTCCTGTCTTACTGATAACTACAATATCATTTTCTTTATCATAGCCATATTTCCATCTACGCGCTTTGTTATGCCGTTTGAGCGTGTTTATTTTAATTGGTTCAATAACCTCAAATAAAGTTTGCTCGTACATTACCTTGATCTTTTTTCTGCAAAACCGCTAAACGCTTCTTTTTTTTCTTCTTTAGGCTTGTTTAACAGTATTGCTTTTTCTTCTTCTATTCTATTTAGAATTTCAAACGCGTCAAATATTGCAAGCTTCTTGGTAGCTGCTGCATTCTTAAGTCTATCGGCAGATACATCATCTTCTGTATTTGTTATGATTTTTTCCTCTGCAACATGAATAAGCTCATCTACCGCTTTGTAACCAGCTCGGATTATATTCTGTTTCGTCTCCTTGATATTCATATTTAATAGAAATTGAATTAGTTCGAACCCTATACATCCTTTCGCCATCAACAACAAATTCATATTCGCTATCAGGTGTAAAACCTACAAGGTCATTTTTTTTAATACCGTTTTTATGAAGCTCTTTATCAACAAACTTTATGACACCCATTAAAGGTCTTTCAGAGTTTGTGTCAAACTTATCTGTTGATTGAATAGGTTTTACAAAACAATATCCTTTAGGTGCTTGCCACTGCTTATTTCTTTTATATAAAAATATTTGTTCGGCATCAACAAAGTATTTATCTTCTTCTAAAAAAGCACGGCCATTTCTTTCCTTGCCGCGAACATCATACCATCTTCTAAAAACATTATGATGCAATATAACTTCATCACCTTTTTTAATATCTGTCTTTACTTCAACAGGTGTTTCAAGAACAACACCGTTTCTGCTTACATATTTATGATCAGATATTTCGGTATTTAATATTAATTCTTTATCGCCTACAGATTTTTTATTATTATATCTATCTTCTTTTGGGGCTATAATAAAATTAAATATACTTCGCATTAATATTCTAGGTTGTATTCTACTGCTACCGCCATGTTTTTATTAAAATCTTTCCAGGGCAGCACGTCGTTATTTTTTTTAATATATATACTATATTTTTCATCAGCTTCAACTATATCACAAATAGTATGCCCTCCGTAGACCTCTTGACCTACGGAGTAATGCATAGCTTCATTTTTATAGTCTCTACCGATACTAATCTTTCTTATCAGATTCATTTTCTTCGGTTATTTCTGTATAACTGCCATCTTCAAGATTTATAGTAACTTGACCATATTCTTCTTCAAGTTCATCTTGCAGTTTTTTTAATCCGTCTTGCAACCCTGCGGATTCATGCAATAACCCGTGTTTCTGAAGCTCAATACTTCCTAATTGCGATTGGATTTTATTTAATTCTTTAACTACTCCTTGTAGCTTTTCAAGCTCTTCTTTTTTAATTTTTGACATAATAATTTAATTTAATTGTGGTTAATGGTTATTCTGATGATTCAGATTCTTCTGAAGCTAACCAGGAAACATCATCCCCTGTTACTTCTACATTTGTTGGTGTAATTTTTTTACTTATTTCATTTTGAATAACTTCGTTCATATGCTCCGTAGGGTGATTAGCTTGCGCCCAAACAATAACATTCGCTTCGGTGAGATCTCCTATAGCTGTAAAGTTTTCGGAATCAGGCGCACTAATAGGGCACGCTCCATTAAATACAGCGGACTCACCTGAATCAGCATCTGTTCCTTTATATTCAAAATTAATATTCGTGATTACATTTGACAATCCGTCTAACGTGGGTGCTTGTTTTAAAGCCGTAATCTTCCACTCATAACTAATATTCATAATTTATAATTTATTGGTTTTCTAAAATTTGTATTCTTGTTTCTAAATCTTCTATTTTTGAAATAGCTTCTTTCAGCGCTGCCGTCAATAACGGTACAATTTTTGATTGATCAATAACTTGATGCACTGGATCATTATTTTCATCAACAGCATCTTTTTCACCTGTAACAGCTTCAGGCACAATATCCGATACTTCATGAGCTAAAAAGCCGTCTAAAGTTTGATCTGTAAACCCTATAAAATTAAATCTTTTTGGCTGTAATTGTTTTACTCTTTGTATACCGTCAGTTAAAATAACCGCGTTTTCTTTTAATCTATAGTCTGAACTTGTATTATATTGCGTTGAAAATGCGTTCATACTAATAGAACCTTTTTGAGTTGTATTCCATTGGAAAGAAACAACAGTTTCAGGAACGTATGACAAAGACGAGTTAAGTTTACGATACGTCATATTAATAAACCCTGCGCCACTACTGTATGAAGTTTTATCTGGCACGAGCATAACTTGCCCTGAGTTTATACTATGCCCAAACATAGATAACTGATACAACTTACTATTACTTGCGGGATCTAAATAATAAGCAGTGTTGTTTCTGTCATAATATCTAGTGGCTTGCACTTGCCCGCCAATCATTACATCATTAGTATTATACCAAGCTAAATAAAGATTATGCCCAGTAGTTGCATCTATATGTAAATTACCGTTTGATGTACTAATTGTAGAAGCATCTGTAGCACCACCATTGCCTCCTAATCTTAAGTATTTACTTGATGTATTTGGCCCAATATAAATTTGCCCTCTTAATCTTGCCGATACAGATGTTGAATTAGGATCTACGTAATAACCTGTATCATTTTTATCGTAGAATACCGGGGCTCTAAATGAATTATCTGTTTCGGCTGAAGCGCCTGCTATAAGAACAGTGCCGTTATAGTTACTTAAATATAAATTAGAATTACCATCGCTTCCGTAACCAACATATCCGCCTTCCGTCCCATTGTACTGAAAAGAAACCCACGCGTTTAAGTTAGTGGTGCTTGTTGCTGTGTAATCATTTAACTCCAGTAGCGGTTGTTCATTTATTATTTCTATATCACCTCTAAGATAAGCTGATCTACCTGTTGAAGCTGGATCTAAATAATAACCTGTATTATTTGAATCATAGAATACTGAAGCTCTAAGATCGCCTCCAGAGTATGGAGCCATACCGTACATAGGTATCTCCCTCCAAGCATCGTAGTCTGTATTCCAGCCTGTTCTTATCCAAAGCCCATTTCCATCGGTTGCGTTATGAGGCGCGTATATTTGGAGTTTATTTGCGCTCGCTGTTGAAAAGTTTAATTGTGTACCGTAAGTATAAGCTGGTGGTTTATTTGAACCACTAGCGTTATTAACTTGATACCAACCAGCTTCAGTTCCATCAATATATGTATTCCAATCTTGTGATGTTATTGTACCTCTTCTTCTAACTACTGTAGTTTCCCCTTCTGTTAAAACATTACTACCGCCTACTGTTAAAGCGTTTAAAACACTAGTACTAGCTGGATCTACATAATAAGCTGTGTTATTTCTGTCATAATATCTAGTAGCTTGAACCTGACCGCCAATCATTACATCATTAGTATTGTACCAAGCTAAATAAAGATTATACCCAGTAGTTGCATCTATATGTAAATTACCGTTTGATGTACTAATTGTAGAAACATCCGTAGCGCCACCATTACCTCCAAGTCTTAAGTATTTACTTGATGTATTTGGCCCAATATAAATTTGACCTCTTAGTCTAGCTGATTGAGATGTTGAATTAGGGTCTACGTAATAACCACTATCATTTGAATCGTAGAATATTGGCGCTCTTGATGATGAAGAAGAAAAAGTGTTTCCTGAAGTATCTACCCTAAATCTAAATGTAGTTCC